CACCACAATTGAAAAGCAACAAACCAAATGGAGCTCTCAAAGCCTTAATCATAATATCCCAAGAGAGAACCCTATTAGGGTGACGGGCAATGATATCTGATAAAACTAATTGAACACCACAACCACCAGGAATTACACCTTCAGCAATAGCAGAACGGACTGCTTCTACAGCATCTTCTACACGAGCTTTCTTCTCACGTGCCTCAATCTCAGAACCACCACCTACCCAAATAGTAGATACGCCCCCAGTAAGTTTACTAATGGCAGCCTTTGCAAACATTTTCTCCCTATCATTAGGAGCTACTTGCATGATGCTCTTAAGTTCAGATATACGAGCCTCAATACGCTCGCTATCAATTTCTGAAGTGATAAACGTCTCAAAAAGATTAATCTTTGCTGTTTCAAATGTGCCAAATGCTTCATCTGAATCATCAGCCTCAATAAAGGCATCAATCGTACCCGGATCAAATACGGCAGCCCCTGTATATGCAGCCATATCATATAGAAGCATTGAGCGAGAATTGGCAACTCCACCAAGCGGTGTCTTAATGGGAACTACAGTATAGCCACCTTTAGTGGTTTTGGCAAACTTATCAAGGACAACATCAGAAAAACTATGAGCAAACACAATGATGGGTTTACCATAGAGATCAGTACCTTCCACTGCCTGTTGGATAGCAGAGGGCACTTTTAGGTCATTGATCGTACCATCATATAGAAACACAAGGCCATTGTCCATCTTAGCCTGTTGACCACCTCTATCGTTAATAAAGGCTAGGCCAATATTTCCTAAGTCCTTAAGACCAGTAGTAACAATACAACCATCTACAGTTTCAACTCTTATTCCCTCTGCATCAGCCTCTTCAATAAGGACTTGCCCGTCTTCACCAGCAGAAATAACAGCGTCGACAGCTGCGGTAGCAATAACATTGTCGCCATTAGCAGATATCCTAGCCACATTGATAAGTTCATGACGTTCTTTCACTTTCCTAGCATGAGTAGAGAGGAATGGACAGATAACAGAGCTATACAAGTCATTTAACTCATTAACCATTCGTTGCGGGTTGTATTTGGGGTTCTTCTCAAGAAAATCTAGACCTTCACGTGTAATTGCTGAAGCAAGGACAATAGCTGTAGTAGTGCCATCTCCTGCAGCCTTAGCAGTCCGCAGGCAAATCTCCTTTGCAGACTCGATAATAACATTTGCTTCCGCGTTAGCAACTCCAAGAGTTTTTGCAACCGTAACACCATCTTTTGTTATAAGCGGAGATAAACCATCTCGTTCAATTATAACAAGTCTACCGCCAGGTCCGAGTGTAGTACCAACTATATCACCCATATCCGTTATAGCTTTATGAACTATAGCACGAATTCTTCCTCTGTCAGCTATAATGCTTTTAGCTTTAGATCTCTCATACATAGACATATTTACTTCCCTTTATTAGATTCTTTTTAGCTTCCATGGGTTTTAAATTAGTAAAATGACAAACCTTATTCATTGACTAGTAACCTCGTTTGGAACTCCACCCTCTGGAAACATCATCTTAGGAGCATAAGTATTAGCATATTCAATACCCTCTTTAGAGAGGGAGATGTATGACACAACTGCTAATTTTGACTTAACACCAGGTAACGCAGCAAATCTAAACATCATAAGTGGTGCTAAAGTTACATTCATGAAACCTTTATCAGCAAAGTGATTAACTATAGAAACTACTTTCTCTACTGCAAGATGCACATCTTGCGGATCACAAGTGCTGCCAATAAACTGAACCACATCAAAATCTCTTACCCAACCGACAGATTTATCAGCACAGGCATCATTAATTATGGATTGATGAGCGGGTAACAATTTCCACAATAGACTCAATAAAGCTGCTTTAGGTTCTATAGGTCTATTATACTGATACACAAGATGTACAGTAGGAGTCTCTAAATAAATCTGAGCGCGAGCACTAAACAAGTGTTTACAGAGCGGATATAAATTATCTGCTTGAGGCATTGGAGCACTAAGTTGAGTCGGTTCTGGCTCATTTCGACTTATTAGATCCAGTATTGCTAGGTTTAATTCGTTTCTTAACGGCATCGTCCATTTCCTTATTGTATTCTTTTACCAACTTCTCGTATTTCTTAATCTGTTTAGAGTCATTTTCAAAGCCATAGAAGCTATGACCTAATTTAAGTGCAGCTTTAAGAGAACCAGTTCCACCACAATATGGATCAAAGATAAGAGAGCCAGGGAGACAGTCAGTCATTCGAATCAGTAGTTCAGCTAAGTCGACTGGATAACTCTCATCTAGAGATCCGGTCTCTATCTCCCATGTGTTACCAGGGCAAGAAGTATCTTCATCAGTTTTAAGATACTCGCGAACTGGGAGGCGGTCCAATTTCCACACATCACCGTTACAGAAGTAAAGAACATACTCATGTGAGTTGACTAAGTTAGTTTCAGAGCGTTTACCAGGATACCAGGTCTTTTTAACCACTATATTATCAATATGAGTGAAACCTTCATCGGCCATCATCTTAGCTACTTCAAATGGACGCCATTTAGCTTCAATTGGTGCATAACATATTAGAAAGACAATCCCATTTGGGATCATGTGATTCTTAAGACGAGCTGCAAACTCTTTGAATTTATCGGGGTCAAATCCATCACGCTTACGAATAGGAATTCTAGTGATTACTACCTCTGTATTTTTGGGCCAAACAGAGTTTGGACTCATAGAGTCCATGTTGTGAATTCGAACGTTGGTCTGAAAGATTGTTTGAAAGTTGTCCAAGTAATATGCTCCGTGAGAGCATTATACTTAGTTCTTAGTCTTACTAAAGAACCAAACATTGTCTTTATTATGTTTACACCTATAAAGAATAGTAGTTCTAGGTATTTGTAAGGTCTTCTCAGCTTCTACTGTAGTATTAAATACACCAAACGGCGTATGACAATACCCATTCCATCTAGGATTTTTAGTAGAAGAAACATCTGAGTGATTTAATGATTGTTTTTCCCTGCTAGAATCACTACGTTTCTTCCCACTATTACCTAATCCTATTTTCTTTTTATGCTCTAGAGATTTCTTTCTTCCACTTAAAGCGATACTTTGTTTTAACTTAGATTCTTCAGAGCGAACTTTACCCTTATTTCCTGCACTTATTTTAGCTTTTGATAATTCAGAATATCTTTTATTATGTCCACCCTCTTTTAAATTGTAGCCATTTGGCCACATTGATGAATGACTTTTTATAAGTGATTCTTCTAGCAAATTAAGTTCTTCAATAGATTGAACATTTTCAATTAATGTAGACAACTCAAAATCATCTTTGCCATATTTTCTTATAGCATTATGAAATGGCGTATTCTGCTTGCAGCAGCAATGCTGTGTCCATCGATCTTTTAAAGAATTTATAGTTTGACCAATATAGACTTTACTATTAGTTCTATGAGTTATCTTGTATATCAACATCTAAAAACCTATGTTCACCCATGAATTTTTCTGCAACCTTATCATCATAGTATGATTGCGGTTTACTTAAAATTATATCAACAAAATCTTCAATTTGTAAAGCTTTTACTACAGCTGTAGCCCACTCATAACCACTACGAGACCATACTACAACACCATTTCCCCACATCTTGTGGTCTTTAAGTCTTTGCACATGTTTATTGTGGATGCCGCAAAATTTACCTGGAAAACTAGGTATCTGTACCCACACTTGAGTTGTCCCTAATGGAATAGAGTCAACAAAGACAAGTGTCTCATCGCAATCAAAATAAACTGTAATGTCTCTTTTAACTATTTCCATAACTTAAGAGGCTCCTGTACTACCAAAACCACCTTCGCCTCTTCCTGTATTAGTATCTATAGTTTCAACTTGTTCTATATAAAATTGACTATTATAGGGATTAAGTATCATTTGAGCCAATTTTTCACCCTTCTTAATGATGATTGGGTTGGTCCGCATTAACGGGTAACCGTCTGGATCAATACTATCGATTACGTTTATATTGCTCATGACTACATGAGGTATCCCGCGATAGTCCTGATCAATAACTCCAGCATAAACTAATAAACCTTGAGCCCCAAGTCCAGACTTAGAAGTAATCTCAGCCCAAGTATTCTCTGGAAGCTTCAACTTAATGTTGAGCGGATGTTTTAATACTTGACCTGGGTAGATCGTAATATCGCTTGTCGCGAACAGATCAAAACCTGCATCAGTTGGATTCTTCTTGCTGGGAAGTTTCCCATCATTTAAGATTTCAACTTCAATCTTGTAATATTGCTGTTTAAGTTGTTCTATTAATTGTTTTTTATCCATCTACTTGTTATACATCCGCAAGAAACCTGAGTGGCGCGATATTTATTTTCAAACCAGAGTGAAAAATATGCTTCTCACGGGTATCATAAAGATACTAACAAACACCCTACCCTTCTCTACTCTATCTCTACACAATTTACGCCAGCTATGCGACCGCTTACGCGCGAGTACGCGCGATTTTTCGCCCTACTGCGTAGGGCGAAGTAGGGGTTGTGTTTTTACACTTAGGAAGTAGAGGGACTTAGTTACTCAATAACTAAGTTTTGCGAAATGACATTATTCGGATGAGTTGGATCAGCAAAGTAGATAGTCATCAACTGATTAATCCAATTAGATCCATATTGAAGTTTCATATTAAAAGCAAATAGCTTCCACAAGATCTTCATTGGGATGCTCTTATCTCTATAAGTAGCAAACTGCACAAAATTAAGTAACTTCTCAGAAGTATTGCTAGCACTGGTTAGATCGGAGATAAAACATCTCAATACCCAAAGAGGCATCCATGGGAGCCAAAGCGGGATCAAATACCACTTCTTAGAAGTCATCGCCCAGAAGGCCCAATCTGTAGGCCATTGAATGGTAACAAGTCTGGGACTTGTTGGATATACGTTATCGTACAGATTAAAGTGCTTTAGACCCCATACCGCTAGATCTAGCCCCTCTTGAGGAGAACCATACCTTGCAGAGAAGGCAGCAATTGCAGTCATATTATCATGACTGATCAAAGTAACATCTGCTTTATTAGGATTTTGAGAATCACCCTGAAACCTATCATACAATCCTGGGATTCGGGAACCATCAGTTGCGTAAGTTCTGATATTCTCAATTATCAGCTTAAATTCAGCAACATCAGCTGAAACATCTTGTCCAGCAGCTTCTTTCATCAGGATATACTCCAGGTAAAAGAGAACTCCGTTCATATAATCTGGCACTGCATGAGGACCAGGAGATAGAGACATGCCATATCTAGAATCAATCCAAGTAGTATCAATCATACATCATTTTCGATATCTTTAAGTTTATTTTCTATATCATCATCTGAGGGGCCATCTGGTAATACCCCATTAGATACAGGTTGTAAGAATAGTGCCCTTTCAGCTTGACGCCTACGAAGCAAACCAGGAATAATTTGTCCACCGGCATGGTCCCATTTTAGGAACTCTTCCGCAGCAGCTGTACTATTGCCTTCGTTAAGGAGTTTCAGTAGAGTAGAAGTATGAAGTGAACTATCACCTAAGTTATAGTCAAAAGAGACTAATGCCCCAAATTGGTTATCATTTACGTCTACAATTAAGTAACTCTCAACTGCAGTTTGATGGGATGCTAGTGCACCTGCTAGCATTTGTTCTGCTTCATCTTCAGTGATGGTCATATTGGGACCAACGTTTGGTCCAGTGCAACCCCATCCAATAGTCCAAACGCCCACAATATCTTGATAAGATGTAAGGCGTAAACCCTCGAAACTTTTGATCATGTTTAATGCTGCACTATTAAGTGGTCTCATTAACATATTATACTATGACTTAAGCGCAGCATTATCTGCTACTGATTTAAGTCTGTGCTCTTCTTTCCATAAAGGCTGTAAATTAGTATGGTGACAAGCTTTCTTAAGTTGTTCAGAATCAGAAAGATCAAAACTAGCTAGCGACACGATGTGATCAATGTCCCAACATGTTCCATAGTTATTCCAAGTCATGTTGAGTTTAAACTTAGATTCTAAATATAGTTTAACTTCATTAGCAGAGCAACCTAAAAGGAGCAGCATACCTTTATCTCTAGTTTTGCCATTGAGTGCTTTTCTGAGACGCGACCTTAAGTTATGTATTAATTTAAACTCTGGTTTTTGACGTTTTCTTTTGTGAGTAATGTTGTAGCAGCAGGTTTTACTGCAATATTTTTGATTAGCACCAGTTCTAGTAAATTGGCTATTACAACGTAGACAAATCTTGTCTTTTGATTGATTTTTAAGTTGCCTAATTGGCTTTAGAATGTTCTTATAGTAAGAATCTTCGTATTCTTTATTGTGCTCTTTGTTTGATGATCTCCAAAGTTGCCTATAATGAGTTTCACATAGACCTTTCTTGGCTACTAATCTGGTACACGTTAAATCACCTTGACATTGTTTGTGATTTCCTCGTAGTATTTTACTCTCTGAAGTCCGTGGCGACTCAACATGGTTGACCCCATCGGAATGTAGTCTAATATCAAGGCCTTGGTCTTGATTCCCTGTTTTCTCAACGATCTTCCTACGCATTGTATTACTGGTCCTTTTGAGCCTGCAAAGTTGGCTAATATCAAGACATCAACATTTTTTGTATCAGTCCCTTCAGATATTTTACCATCAGTCCCTACTAAACCAGGTATTTTAGCATTATTTAAATCGTCTACATAACTCTGTGACTTAGCATCCACTCCCGTTGCGAATGGAATTCCGAGATTCTTACTCAAGATCTCCCCGTGCTGGACTTGATCTACAAGAATAAGAACAGATTTCCCAGCTGCCATCATCTTGCGGGCGTCGTCTTCTATTTGTTTACACATCAGTGTGTTGTTTAGCACATGCTCTTTATAGGATTTCAACTTGTCATCTTTGAAATCCTTACCTTGCGTGGCAACCTTACGCACAATAAAATATGGTTCAGCAAGCCAACCATTTTCTACGCCCCATTTGATATCGCGTCGGATTAATACAGGTCCACATCCAGCGGTAATCATGATATCTTTACCATCAGATCGGTAGTCAGTAGCGGTTAATCC